TCTTTCATAGAGTAGACGCTAAAACCGCGGATAAACTGTATGCGCGCATAAAAGAAAAGCACTCAGAACACCGTGCAGCGATGTGTATGAAGGCTATGCGCCGTGTGTGGTATGTTTGCGCGCGGCATGGGCGCACTTCGTTCGATAAGAACCCATTTAAAAAGATGAGTATCGCCGCACTACCGTCGCGGAAGGTGCGCTGGACCCCAGAACAGATCGATACATTCATTGCTACCGCAGATAAGATGGGTCCGAAGTATAGTGCCGTCGGTACTATGGTCCTCATGTGCTACGAGTTATGCCAGCGACCGGTAGATGTGCGTAAGATCACATGGGATAGCATAAAACGGGGCGACTTTGTCTTCACACAACAGAAGACAGGCGTCGAGGTGCAGATACCTATGACTGACGCGCTAGAAACTAGGCTGTCAGATCTGCCGAAGAGTAACGAATACCTTAACATTGTTATTAACCCAGCAACCAACCGTCCCTTTGACCGCCGGCTATACAGCAAATACGCGGCAGAGATACGCAAGGAAGCCGGTTTACCTGATCACCTAAAGATTGGTGACCTACGCCGTACAGGAGCGACAGAGATGGCGCACAGTGGCTGTACGGACGACGAGATGCGGGCTGTGACAGGCCATCAGACCCGCGACGTGCTGTCCATCTACATCGTACCAACAGCACACATGGCCCGCACTGCGATGTCAAAGCGGCAGCGCAAGGCGTTTTAACCCTACACAAACCAAAAGGAGCCAGAAATGGGCTATCAAGAAACCTCACGCGAAGCATTCGAAGCAGCAAAACCTAAAATGCCATCCCTTCGTGCGCAAATTACCAAGGAACTACTCTTAAATGGGCCAATCACCTGTGATGATCTGGAAAAATTGCTTGGGAGACCACACCAATCAGTTTCTGCGCAATTGACCATGATGAAAAAGGAAGGGGCCATCGAAGACAGCGGCGAACGCGGCACAACATCGTCCGGACGCGAGGCAATCAAATGGATTGTCTCCGACGTTAAGCAAGCCGCAAAGGCGGTGATCACAAGTCCGGAACAATTAGTCCTCGCCCTTCAATAACAGCATGGGGGGCATTGGCCCCCCTTTTTAATTACAGGTGTATAATGAAAGTTTCCGCAAAACTCGTAGGGAAGACCATCCCCGTCAATATCGAAGCAACCCTTCCCGAGGAACTAGTTGCCTATGCCGCTAGAGTTTCGAACCCGTCCAACCAAGCAAACCACTCGACCGCCGGCAAACTGCTAAAGTATTGCGTGGACCATAAACATTGGTCGGTGTTCGAAATGGCAAACGCAGTGATCGAAGTAAAGGCTCCCAGAGACATTACCCGCCAGTTGTTACGGCATGCCTCGTTTTCTTTTCAGGAATTCTCGCAGAGGTATTCTGATGAAATCGATTTCACCAATCGTGAATACAGGCGGCAAGATACAAAAAATCGCCAGAACAGTATTGATGATTTGACAGACGAACAGAAGACTCGGGTGGCAGCACTCCAACTGGACGTTAAAATGGCGATGAAAGACGCATATGAGGAAATGAGGGAGATGGGTGTTGCAAAGGAGTGCAGCCGCGTAGTCCTCTCAGAGGGCTATACAATGTCCACGCTGTATGTGAATGGTACATTACGCTCATGGATGCACTACATCGATGTCCGAGACGACGAGGGCGTAACGCAATGGGAGCATGTCCTGTTGGCGCGCGAGATCAAAAAGGTTTTAACAGCAGAATTCCCATCGATAATGGGGATCGGCAATGGCTGAAGAACCTGCACACATCAAGATAGCGGGCGTTACGCAAGAAGAGAACGGTGACGTAACCTACAAATTCGACATTAGTGACGAATCCAGAGAAAAAATTCTGGATGAAGGCCTGCGACTAATACTTTACTGCGGCACCGCGGGTGTTGACCTCCAGGACGTGTATGACTGGATACTGTCGCAGGCAGGTAATCCTGATGGAGACTGAATATAGGTTCTATGAGGTTTTATTAGTGAACGGTGATGGATGGCCCCAAAACGTATTCTTGGTGCAAGCGACCAGCCACGCTAATGCTACAGTTGAAGCCCTCAAGCATATCCCCGAAGGACTTTATATCCGAAAGGTTTGGGAAGAAGGCCAGATGGATTCTGGCTGGGTTTCAGTACTTAATAAGTTAGGACACGCACCTGATTCTTGGTAAAGTGTCCGTGAACGGCCGTGTCGATGATATGGCCGTTTTTTTATCGTTTAAAATCAAGTACTCTGGTTGCGGGAGTAGGATTTGAACCTACGACCTTCAGGTTATGGGTCTATCTAACTAATTGAGATACTTACAGATTAATCCACTGCTGTTCCCATAACTAAATCATTCTGTTAGTGTACGTTTTTAGGGGTAGACAGAATGTACATTCACTAGTACCCTCAGACCGTCCTTTGACGGGCTGCATATATAAATAGGGGTATGTAGGGGTATGAAATACATCGAACAAAAAGAACTTGTAGAAAGATACAATGTTTTAAGCGGACAAAACCTTAGAGTTAACTGTCCTGCATGTGGTGGTAAGAAGACTTTATCCGTAAGCAAATTTGATGGCCGGCTCGTATGGAACTGCTTTAAGGCATCCTGCGAGGTAGGCGGTAAAGATTTCGTGGGTCGCAACAATAAAGAGTTAAAGAATGCTCTTTCAGGAAAGTTAAATACATTTACTCGTAAGTCACCCGAAATACCATCTGTTCGAGGGACTCCTATCGGGCATTCAGATGTAGAAAACTACTTAGAACAGAACAACTGTATGATGGCTTACAATCAAAAACTAATACGAATTGAGTACGCACCCGCAGAAAAACGTGTTCTATTTTATAATCCATCAAATAGCGGTTGTGTAGGTAGATCATTAGTGGCAAAGCAAAAACCGAAGTGGAAAGCGTATGGAGACACAACGGAATTGTTTACGGTCGGGACGGCAGACGTAGGGGTGATTGTAGAGGATGCAGCAAGCGCGTGTGCTGTCGCAGCAACAGGGCAGTACACCGGAATATGTCTCCTTGGCACTCATATGAATCGTGAACAAAAGCGGACAATAGTAGAACGTTACAAAAATGTGCTGATTTCTCTTGACAAAGACGCTTCCAGGAAATCTTTATATCTCTTACAGGAATTAAGGGGTCTAATTAGAGCCTCAGTTAAACTTCTAGACGAGGACTTAAAGCGGTACAAACCAAAACAGATAATGGAGGTATTAAAATGAAGTTTCGTGCAATTATGCTGGTTGACCTAGAGTTGCCCGATTTTTTAAAGGTTGCTGAAAAGCAGATGGAGTTAACAGAAATGCTCCACAAGATGAAAGAGAAAGATGCAGCCGTTGTAGATGTCGCTATAGACGTTAAGGAGCGGCGTGGTAACGGAATGCCTGATCTACGAGCAATGAAACTCCGCGGAGCATAAGGGGACACCATGTGGCACTTTAATGTGAGCAAATGGCCTAACCCTTCTAGAGGCTCCCCAAAAAGAAACTAACCCGCACAATTTGTAGCGGGTTTTTTTGTATCTAGTCTCTACACTAGTTATAACCACTAAATAAGACCAATTGACACGTCCACTTACTGAGTGATATCTTTAGTCCCACTACACAACCAAAAAAGGGGACTGAGATGGATACCACCATCCTTCGAGCATTACTTTCACACGACTTTTTCGAACAAAATAAGAGCCGGCTGCACTCCGGACTGTTCGAATCCGAAATGAAAGACATCTACAAAACAATTAAAACAGCACATGAGCGTTATGACGCTGACCTTACTGTGTCTGAGTTACGCAACCTCTTCGATAATGAGAACCCTATTGCGACGGGTGCCTATAAGGCAAACGTCTATGACGTGATGTCCGCAATAGATACTACGGAACCTATCAACCCTGAAATATCAAAGGACCTTATTGCGGGGCTATGGAAACGTGCGGAATGCACTAAACTAGCAAACCTCGCACTAGAGGCTTCTGAAGGTCGGGACGGTGTATGGGACAACATCATTTCTCTGGTCGATAAACATCGTGAGTCATTCTTACCCGAAGATGAAATCGAATTTGCTCCTGATGATATTTATCAGTTGCTGGAGACTGCAACAGACGCGGGTCGCTTTCCTTTCAATCTAAAATCTTTGCACGATAAAGTGTATGGGATCGGTCGTAAGGAGTTTATGGCGGTATATGCCACTCCCAACGTTGGTAAGACCGCGTTCATGCTAACACTGTGTGCTGCACCGGATGGCTGGGCTGATCAGGGTCACCGTATTCTCTACGTCGGTAACGAGGAAGATGTGGCACGTTCTAAGTTGCGCGCGATTATGGCGTACACAGGAATGAATGCTGCGGATGTGGAACTCGACCCCTACGCTGCCGTGACAAGGTATCAAACTATAAACGAACGTCTGAAGTTTCTTAACTTTGTTGATCACGACATTAGTAGACTTGATGCGATTCAAGCCAAATACAAATTCGACATTGTCGTGGTCGATCAATTGGACAAGATCAGCATAGGTGGGAACTTTGGTGCCACGCACGAAAAACTGCGTGAGATCTACCGCCAAGCACGGGAGTTTGCTAAACGGCACGACTGCGCAATGATTGGTATGTCCCAAGCATCCAACGATGCGCGTGGTAAAACCCGTGTCACCCCATTTGAAATGGAAGGTTCGAAGATCGGCAAGGCGGCAGAACTGGACCTTGCTATTGGTATCGGTGCGCTAGACCAAGGTGACGTTGTAGATACCGAACCAGATATGACGCGCTACCTGACTGTTGGTAAGAATAAACTAAACGGCTGGCACGGTACTGTCACCTGCATGCTGGATGCGAAGGTGTCTCGCTATGTGGTTTAAGTCCGTTATGGTGTACGACCTAGAAACGAAAACCTCATGGATTGGCGAAGATAACAGCATACGGGACAACAGCCCAAGAAACCCTGAAAACTTTGTAGTGAGCATACACTGGAAAGTGCTTAGGGATATTACTGATCCTATCCTAACAAAGATCGACCTCGAAGCGCCGATTAACACCCATGTTGTGAACCATAAAGATAAGCCAGAGCCAGATAGCCCAGTGCCTTTTATTGAGGCTCTTAGGTCTGTGGACTGTACGGCTGCGCACAACAACAAGTTCGATACTGGATGGCTTGTTGAAATGGGTTTGCAGATACCGGACCTATGTTACTGCACCATGATAGGTGAATATATATTTGCCCGTGGGAATCAGATCGACAAGTCACTGAAGGCCACAGCAGAACGTCGTGACGTGACCCGAAAGAAATCAGATCTGATCGATGCTGAGTTTAAGGCCGGCAAAGAATTCTCTGAAATCGAACTGTCGAAGGTGGTCGAGTACGCAGAGGCGGATGTGCAGTCCTGTGCCGAGATACTTGTTCAGCAATTAGCGGAGTTGTCCGAGCCTGCAAATATTGGCCTGACAGAGACGTTTAAGTTGATGAACGAGATGCTGCTATTCTTAGTCGAGATTGAGAAAAACGGTATTAAAATAGACTTGGACGCGCTTGAAGAAGTTGGTCGTGAGTTTCTTGCCGAGAAGAATGCAATCATAAGCCGCCTGAATGAGATCGTGCTAGAAGTAATGGGGGATACCCCAATTAACCTGAATTCTGGGCCAGACTTGGTTCGGGTGGTGTTCTCTAGGGTCGTTTTGGATAAGGCAGTATGGAAAGCAACCTTCAACTTGGGTACGGACGCTAATGGGAATACCATGTATCCCCCGCGGATGAAGCCTACCCAATTCAACAAAAAGGTACGCGAACTCACGATGGTGGCGAAAAGACAAACCGCCGTCCACTGCCATGATTGTGCCGGTACTGGCTACATCCAAAAGATTAAAAAAGATGGAAGCCCGTACAAGAACAAGTCTCCCTGTCCTCGCTGTAAAAAAGAAGGCGCACTTTACCTAGACACAGACAAGGTCGCAGGCCTGAAGATGATACCCGAAGGAGTTTCGGACGTGTCTGTACA